GCGAAGTCCGTCAGCAGGTCGGAGGTTTGCGCACCGGCAATCATGAACGCGCGATCGTGCTGGTCTTCCCACAAATCATCCCAGCGCGACGTTGGCACCAGCTTGCGCAGCTTGTTGCGCCAGAACGCGATCTGCTCCGCGAAGGGCTCGCGGAATACCTGGCGCAGCTGCGGCGTTGCGGTGGCGGGATTCACGACGACTCCGCGTCAGCCTCGAATCGCCCGACCAGGTCAGCCACCGCAAAGCCGGCTTGCATGACTCGAACCAGCTTGTCCTGGTCGAGATCCGCAAATGCGTTCAGCAGGTGCTCGCGCAGCTCCTCCAGGCTGGTGGCCGAGTCGACAAGGTCGCGCACCTGGTCAAGCGTGGCACGCCACGGATCGGCGGCTTCGGTCTGGAGCTGCTCGGCGACCAGGTCGGCCGGCGTTTGCTGCCGGTCCTCTGCGTTCAGAGCGCGGTTGCTGGCTGGCGCTGGCGCCGGTGCAGGCGTAGCCGGCCGCATCTGGATCAGCTCGGCGCCTGGCTCAGGATCTGGCAGGCCCAGTTTGTCGCGCATCACACTGGTCTCAACCGTGAAGCCGAAAGGCGCGAGTGCCACGACCGCATCCACCAGCGCCTTTGTGTCCTCCGGCTCGGGCACCACCAGGCGCAGTTTCGGCAGCTTGCCTGGACCGAAGTTCAGGTCCATCAGCGCGCGCACCAGCTGGCGGTTCAGCGTGTTCTGCAGCGCCACCGCATCGGCGCTGAGCAGATCCAGCCGCACTTCGTTGTGCACCTTTGCCTGCGCCTGGCTGCTGCCATCGTCCGAGGTCATCGTCTGGCCCAGCACGCCCTTGGACACTTGACGGTCCCACCAGCTGGCCAGCTTCTCGAAGAAGTCGCCGGCGCCGGTGACCTGGGCGGCCTGCTCGAACTCGATCTTTACCGAGTCGGGCATCACGGCCGCGGCATCCGAGCCAAGGTTCGCCACCGCACTGATCAGCTTGCGGATGTCCTCCTTGCTGGCGCCGGGGCCGTAGCGGCCGACGCGCATCGGCAACCCGAAGATGTCGGCGAACGACATCCAGTCACGCCATGACCATGCCTTGCACATATAGGCCGGTGCCGCCAAGCGCGCCAGGCCGCCTCGAATCGGCAAGCCGCTGCGGATGCGCGGCGTGTGGACGATGAACTTGTACGGCGGCAGCGCGATGCCGCGCGCGGTGTCCTCGGCATCGAGCAGGCGCAGCTCGCGGCCGGTGTCCTGGTCATAGCGGAACCAGCGCTGGTCGCGCGGCTCAAAGCGCGGCCGCCACTCCTTGCCGGAGCGGTCCCAGATCAGCTCTGCCACGGCATAGCCCTTGCCCAGAGCGTCGACCTGCTCGGCCAGCATCTCGCCGAACTCGGGCTCGTCGATCAGCTCGCGCACGAAGTCGGCTCGGCGGACGTCCTCGGCCGCATCGCTCGCCGACTCGACCACCACCTTCAGCCCGCTGACCGCCAGCTTGCGCGTGCCCAGCACCGAGGCGTAGTGCATGTCGCGCTCTTCCATCTCCTCGGCAAGCGTGAGGTATTGGTGCGCGTCGCCTTCGGCTGCGGCCTCCAAGATGCGGTGCAGCCGCGCTGGCGTCAGCCCGACAGTGACCGACGGATTCCAGACCTGCCGGATGCCGGTCAGCGACGGCGCCGAGATCTCCTCGGTCAGCACGTCCAGTTCGATCGGCCGGCCGCGGTGGTCGACGATGCTTGAGGTGGCCATCACCAGATCCCTTCTTTGTCACGCCAGCCGCCACCGCGCCGCAAGCCGAACTCCTGCTCGCGCTCGGTGTGGGATTGGACGCGGTGTGATTCGTAGACCTCGACCGGGAGGCGCGAGGCGTAGTGCATCAATGCGATGGCGATCGCGGCGTCGCCGTGGCGCTGGCCGCCATCCTTTCCGGTCGACTTGCCGTCGGGCACCCGAGCGACGCCCTTGAGTACCTTCACCGCGCGCAGGTCCGCCAGCACATCCTTGTCGCGCGGCAGGCTGATGCCATCGTCTTCGAAGGCGGCCTTCAGCGGCGGCATCTCCTCGCGGTACCAGCTCTCCGTGAACATCACCAGTTCGATGCGGTTCCAGCCGTACTTCTGGGCGGCGAACTCGGCCAGCGCGTGGCCGTTGCCTCGGGCGTCCATCGCGCCCTTCACGAACTTGGGCATGCGATCGCAGACGTACTCGAGCACTTCAGTCTGCTGCTTGTGCGGCATGTTCCGCAGCTCCAGCATGAACGGCACACGCCGGCGCAGGTTCTGCTCGATCTGCGCGGGCGCCATCACGGACAGATCGCCCGACCGGCCGAAGTCCCAGCCGAACATGCTCTGCAGGTCCGGATCCATCGCGTCGAGCAATGGCTTGACTTCAAGGTCAAGCCACTCGCGGATCTCGGCGGTCCGCGCGGCGTCTGGCTCGCGCTCGAATCCAGGCCTGCAGGTGTAGCGCAGCACCGGCGCGTCGGCCATGCGTGCCTCGACCAAGGCGCTCGATAGCCAGGCGCCGCTGCCCTGGCTGGGAATGACGTCCAGCTCTTCGGTGGCGTCGTCGCCGTAGAACTCGTACACCTCGTCACGCCAGATCTGTTCGCTCTCCGCGCTCCAGGTCAGGCCCTTGCGCAAGCAAACGCGCCGGTACAGCCCGTCGGCGATCGCCTCGTCGAAGGTCGTGCGGTGCACCGAACCGCGGCGCTTGCCGGCTCGGATCTCCTGCACCAGCTCGTTGAACGGGTTCTGGTCGCCATCGTGGGTGGAGATCACGCGCACCCGGCCGCCCCAGATCAGGAGCGCCAGCGCGGCCTTCAGCAGCTCGCCCAGTTGCCCATGGAAGGCCGCCTCGTCGATGACCACCACGCCTTGCTTGCCGCGCAGGTTGGCCGGCCGGCTGGACAGCGCAACGATGCGGAAGCCCGACGCAAAGCGGATGGTGTAGGTCTTGATGGCGCGTTCGTCATTGCCATCCTTAAAGACTTCCTCGCCTTCCTCGATCGCACCGGCCGCCTGGCTGAACACGCGCGCCCACATGGCACAGGCCTCGATGTATTCGATGGCCATGTCCATGTTGTAGCCGATGTAGTAGCAGTTCTGGCCGCCGGCGGAGAGCTCACTCGCGGCGGTCAGCACGTTGTCCGCAGCCTCGGCCCAGGTCAGGCCGATTCGGCGGCTCTTCTCAGCCACCTTGAGCTGGCTTTTATCGGCGATCCAATCGGCCTGGTAGTCGAGCAGGACCGCCGGCGACTCGGCATCAAAGAGGGCCGCGTCGGTGGCCGGCAGCTGAGCGCGCAGGTTGCTCATGCAGCAACGCCGAGGATCTGCTTGCGGATCGCGTCGGCGGTCTCCTGTGTCAGGCCGGCCGTCTTCACGACCGACTCCAGCGCCTTGGTCTGCTGCTTGCGCAAGCGCTCTTCGGCCGCCCGCTCGATCGCCTGGCGCTCGGCCAGCGTGGCCTTGCGAGCGCTGCTGGCTTCGCGGGCCATGCGGGCCAGCGCCAGCGCATCCTTGATGCTGGTCTCCTCGTCGGACGCGGTGGCGCGCATGGCCACGTGGCCGCACAGTGCGGTGACGGCCTGCACCATCAGGCCGCCGACCTTGTCGTCGGGGTTCTCGCCCAAGTCAGCGACGACGGCCGAGGCGGCCGCCTGCATGTCGCGAATACGCTGCGTCATCGCCTGGACGTCTTGCTGGTGGCGATGCAGCCCGGAGCGCGACGGCAGATCGACCGCCGGGAAGCGCCGCTGCAGCTCGGCGATCAGCTCGTCGAGCGTGTGGCGATCCTCGCGCAGCAGACCGTCGATCGCTTCCCGCACATCGGGCGGCAGCCGTTTGACCTTCGAGCGCGCCATGTCACTTCGGGCTCGGCCGGGCGACGCCTGGCACGATGGCGCGACCGTTGGCGACGTCATCACCGCGGGCGGTGATCGTGACCAGCTGCACGGAGACGTGTTGCTCGCTCGTCACCAGCGATTGGTCGACCAGCCACTGGATGTCGGTGGTCATGTCGTCGCGGGTGGACGGCACGCCGACCGACTCCACGCCCGCGCGCAGCAGGCTGGCGTTCGCGCGGTTGGTCGGCAGCTCGCTCAGGATGCGCAGGATCACCAGGCGGCGATGCTTCCGCAGGTCTTCCAGGTAAGCGCTCACGGCTTGACTCCCATCAGGTGTTGCGAGATCAGCTGCACGGTCTGCAGCGTCGAATTGCTCTGCGCTTCGAGCCGGCCGATGCGTTGGCTGACGTCGTGGACGTCATTGCGCAGATGGTCCAGATCCTCGCGCTTGGGCATGTGCAGCAGGGCGGCCTCGGTGCGCACCACGCGTGTCTCCAGGGCGCGGTGCTCGGCCTGCAGCTCAGTGATTGCGCCAGCACGGCCGTTGCCGCGCACCATGGCGCCCAGGGCGATGCCGATCACCAATGCCAGCGCGGTCAATTCCAAGGTCAGGTCCATCATCTAAGCCGGCCTCCCTCGCCGGATCTCCAACTCAAAGCGGGTGGCGCACTCGGTGCAGCGACTGACACGAATCAGCGCCGCGCGGCGGCGCGGATCGATCTCGCCACCGCAGTCCAGGCACTCGACCAGATCAGCTTCGCGAGGCGCGGCCTTCGCGGCATTGACCCTGGCCTGCACCAGATCCTCGCGCTCGCGCTCGGACAGGTCGGTTGCATGGTCTGCGGCGTCACTCACTGGGTGGATCCAGCTGTCGAAGGGACGCCCGGTCCCGGTTGGCCCGACGCATGAGGATCTCCAGCTGTGCCGAACAGATCTCCAGCTCCGCGTTCGCGCTGCCCTTGCAACTCGTTGGGAGCACCAGCGGTGTGGTCAGCTCCGGCGGGATCTCCCGCGCCACCGGCACCTCCACGATCCGCACTTCCGGTGGCGGACAATTCGCTGCGCTCGAGGTCGCGCAGCCGGAGCAAAGCAGGGCAAACAGGCTGCAGGCCCCAATCACGGCACTCGCCGGCGTAGAGCGCCGCACGTTCGCTGACTCCATCGATCACCTCCGCCACCTGTTGTGCCGCCGATGCCTGCGCTGCGCGTCGCAGCGCCAGGGCCTCGCCCTCGATCCGACGCACGCGCCCCTGCCACTCGGCCGCGGTGCGCTCCGCCACGGCCAGGTCAGCCGCGCATTGCGTTGCCTCCTGTTGCGCGGCTTCGAGCCGCCAGACGTCCCAGCGATCGCCAACGCCAGCGGCCGCCACAGCCACCGCCTCGACGATGCCCGGCGCACGCTGACCGGACGCGATGGACTGCGCAGCGCGCAGCCAGGTCGGTCTGCCGATCTCGTAGCCGACCCAGCCGCCAGCGATTGCGCCGAGCAGTAGCCATGCCCACCAGCGGACGGTCATTGCGTCGGCTCCTGTTTCGGGTTCCACACAGTCAGGAACAGGGCGTACAGGAAGACCACAGCCAGCTTGCCCGCGGTGTCACCGGCGGCGTTGACCCAAGCGATCGCAACCAAAAATGAGATGAAGAGCCAAACCCACCTCATCGCGACGCGCCCTCATCTGGCCGCACGAAGCACGCCATGCCATCAGCCACATCCACCTGAATCTCGCGGCTGTCCTGCGCCACGACCAGGACATCGATGTCGCCGCGCAGCTCAGTCCAGGCACTGCGTCCCGTCGCGCGCCAGACGAGGCGGCGCTGGCCAGCAGCATCGAAGCGCCAGCACTCGACCACCACGCCGTGTGGATGCCCTTGCACCGCTTCGGCGGCGAGCGCCTTCAGGTTCCCGGCCATGAAGCCGAGCATCATTCCCACCAAAATCCACACGAACGCCGCGCTCCGCCACATCCGTGCTTGTAGCCGCGCCCGTGTTGCTTCTTGCTCAGCCGCCTCCGCTCGCATCCGCAGCTGGTCCAGCGGGCCGTAGCTTGTGCCGTACATCAGTCATGCCTCCCGCTCTTGCGTGAAATTCCGTAGTCCATGACCAGCACCAAGCCCCAGATGAGCAGAAGCGGTGCCAGTAGCCACATCACGGCCGCCGCACCTTGTTGACCAGGTGCACCGCGCCCCAGAGCACCGCGAACAGCAGCGCCACCGGCAGCAGAACAACCAGGCCCAACCCGAGAACGAACTCGATCATCGGTCGCACTCCAATGAACCGGCCCACCCAGCAGCGGCGTAAGCCGGCTCCAGCAGTTTCAGGATTCTCTGGACGTAGCCGCGGTTCTCGGTCCAGGCCCAGCGCGCCCGGCGGGATTCGCGCGCGACGTGGCCGAACCAGCGCGACCTGTCTCTTCCGGCAGCAAGCGCCAGCGCCTGGTCGCGCCAAACCCAGCGCTCGCCACCGTTGTATCCGGCGAGCGCAAAGGCCCAGGTATCGCAAGACGTCGCGCCTGGATTGCGCCGATGCAGGTGCGCCATGTACTGCGCCTGCGCACGGAGCGCCCAGTGCGGGTCCCAAGGGTCCGGCTTGCCGACCGCTGGATAGGCTTGCGCGATCCAGTCAGCCGTTGCCGGCGTGAACTGGGTCAGCCCTTCGGCGTAGGGACTTCGCGCCTTGGCGCGCCAGCGGCTCTCCTGGTGGACCTGCGCAGCGAGCAATGCCGTGGGCGGGTGCAGGCCCCAGTGCAGGACCGCATGCCGCTCCAGCGTCAGCCGCCACGCCGTTGGGATGGTCGGGATCTGCGGCACGTCCGCGCTGGCCGCTTCGGCCTTGGAACAGGACACTGCGAGCAATGCCACGAGCAGCGCCCCGACCAGCACTCCGCTGACCCAGCTGATCGTATGGGTGAGCAGCTGCTGCGACAGGCCGGTCAGCTGCGCGGCGCCCGCCGCGGCCGCGCTGGCCTTGCGGGCGATGGCCTTCAGCAGGCTCACGGGATCAGCCCCGCAGCCACGATGCACGCGGCAACAGTCAGCGCCCGGCGCTTGTAGGCAAGCCCCTGTTCGATGCCGTCAAGCTGCTCGGGCGTCGCGTCCGGGTTCTGGCTCCAGTCGATCAGGAAGCCGGCGGTGGCGCCGAGGCTCAGCTTGGTAAGGCCCCACATCAGCAGCCCGAACTTCGCGGGCGCGAGCACGAGGACCACGATGAAGCTGAGCAGGAACACGCTGGGCATGGCCCACATCGCCCAGCGGTGGATGGCTTGCTGCAATCGACTCATCGCCTCGCTCCTGAAGAAGCGGGGCGGTCACCCGCCCCGAAGTTCATGCCCTGATTGAGGCTTGATCTTCGTGCGCGGGCGAACGAGAGCGGGGACGAAAGGTTTCGGCGGACGAAACTTACGGGTTTGATTATCTATGCCGCGAGGCGGTCGTCCTTGGTCAATGGTGATCTCTTCATCTAGCTCATTCCGCACTAGATGTTGGACGGGCCGGAGCTAGCGACCCGCTGCTTCCTTGTGCTTACTTCAATAGGGGCCCAAGAATCGCTCACCATTGAAATGGGTCAGGTGATCCGGTTCATCGGCAGCCCAAGCTTCCGTTTCCCAAGCAATGTCAGCCAAGTACTTGCGCATGATTGCGCGGCTCGGGAAGGCAGAGACATAGATTACGCCGGCAGTGCTATTCGCGAACAGCTTGGCGAGCTCGCCGTGGCGCTTAGCGTCCACGGGGCCGTGCGAAGACGCAGCCTCGGCCAAGATCAGCCAGTTCCGGGCTATGTCGTGGAGGACGACATCGGGCAGCTTGCCGTGATTGTCGACGACTACGCCCAGCGCTGCCAGGGCGTCGCGATCAAAGTAGCCATGCTTGTCACCAGTATCGCCGGCGTAGAGCAGCATGGCACCGCGCACAAACCTCGGCGCGAACTGCTCGATGACGTCGCGGATAAGCTCGCTATGTGCGCCTGGCGAAAGCACCAACTGCCCGCCAGGTATCGCCACAGGCACCTGTGCCAGGTCGCGCGCTTTGCCGTACTTTGCAGCAAGCCCTGGTTTAACCTTTAAAAACGCGGCAAGCGCCGCGTCCCAATCCTTGCTACCAAACTGGCGAACCAGCGCTAGTGTTTCTGGAGAAACCTGGTAGCAGTTATCTGGGCTGTTGACCGGCCTCGCCGGATCGTCAGGATTGTACAGCACCAACCCCGCCTCGATCATTTGATGGAGCGAGAACCTCCGCAGCGTTTCGCGCGAGTTCGGGGCATAGTGCTTATCGTAGTGATCGCGCAGCCATTGCATGATCTCCACCGTGCGCCAGCGATTCGCCCCGTCTGCGTTCGCCCACGGCGAACTGGGTCGCAGGTTCAATAGCGCCAGCAGAATGTACGCGGTGCGGTCATTCTGTTGTGCCTGCGGCATGTTGAGCAAGGCCAGAATGCGCTTGGCCTGATCGATCCGTTCCCTCATGCCAACAACTCCCCCACAAGTCCGTCTAGCGTACCCTGGTCCGGTGGGGAAAGTTTCTTCACCTTCTTTCCCAACGCTTCCAGTGCGGAGCGTTCGGGGTAGCGTATGTTGCGCAGATCGGTCGCGTTGACCTGGGTATGTCCCGAGAAGCGGCGCAAGTGTTGATCTAGCACGGTCGAGTTGAGCCAGGCATAAAGGCCCCACGCCAACGCCTCAGGCAGACCTTGTTTGCCCGCGTGGAAGACATTCATGTGGTTCTCGAAACCAACGCGCGAGGAAGGCAGCGCGTCGCCAGGGAGCAGATACGCCACTATGCGGCGCTTCTCCTCCTTCGATGAAAAGCGACGGGTCAGGACATATGTTCCTGCTGGAAACAGCCAGCGGGATGTGCGTTCGTTATGCGCGATGGCGTTGGCCTTCTTGCTACGAGCTGCTGGCCAAGCCAAGGTAGAACCAAGCAGGTGATGGGGATAGATTAAGGGCACATCGCCAGGGCCAGGTTCCTGGCGCAGGTCCTCGCGCATGCGGAAGTCCACCACTGGCCCCGTGGAAACGCCCACGCCCAAGTCAGAGAGCGAAGACGCCACGCGTTTCGTGTCCAACGGGTCGGCAGTACCGTTTGGCACATGGAGGAACCGTTCACGGTCACCGGGGCGGAAGATGGCTGAGTACGGCACCGTCTCTTGGGCCAAGTCCGTGAAGGTGTCGTCGGTCGAGTGCGACACTTGGACCAGCCCTTCCTGTCCTCCCCGCTCAATGCGCAGGATGATGTTTTCCTGCAGCACGTCGTCGTCACGGAAGGCGCTATCGCGGCTGCCGAACAGGTGCAGGTGGCGGATTGCGCCATGCGCGCGCATCCATTCTCGAAAGGGCTTGTAGTAGGGGCCGTTGGCGAAACTGCGCGGAATGATTGCCACTAGCTGCCCGCCTGGGCATAGAAGAGACAAAGCCAAGCCCACGAACGCTGAGTAGAGGTTCACCGTCTCCAAGCCGGTGCGACTGGCTGCTGCCCTGGCGTCTGAGCTGGTGGAGATCTTCTTGTAGGGCGGGTTGAGGATGGCATGCGTGAACGGCGCCTCGCCCGAGGCGATTCGATGCGCAGCGTGGTCCAGGAAATCTCCAGCGTGAACGACGCTTCGGGCCGAGTAGCCGGCCAGGGTGGCCGTTAGATTCTCGCGCAGGCGGTTGTCGATCTCGTAAGCCTCCACCATCGCCCCTGGGTCCTGCCAGCGGTCCAAGACGGCGCAGGTCAGAGCGCCCAGGCCAGCGCCGGCGTCCAGAAGCCGGCGCGGACCAAGGCCATCCGGGAACAGTGAGGCCATGAAGCCCGCGACGCTGGCCGGGGTCATGAACTGCCCCAGTGCGGCCTTGTGGTCGCGCGGCGTCGCTGCGTGGATCTCATTGCGATGGGTTTCAGCGATATGAAGCATTGGTGCGAGCTGTTCCACAAGGTGATGGGGCGTTTGGCTCGTCATGCTTCGAATTAACCCTCTCGTTTAGCCCCAGGGATGGGACCATGATTGCCGATGGCTTCAGGAGTCGGCGCATGCTCAGTCACCGCCGGCGCTGTTGTGCTCGGACTTTGACACCAAGAACTCGCGCTGTGAAGGCCCCAAACTGTGCCGTCAGCGACGGCCAAGCGCTGGCGGCGATGACCATGGAGTCAGCTAAGTGCCTTCGGGCACGATCCCGCGCGCGCTTCTCAAGGACCCTGCGATCGCGTTCAATTGCCTGACAAGCTCCTGTGCTGTTCGCTCATTTCCGGGGAAAGACTGCGAACAGCCGCAGATCATGCAGGTTGCGGTGTGACGTCCGGTTCCATCTGCGCTGATTCTTGTGGACGTCCATTTTCCACAGGGCACACAGGGGGCCAGAACAACCTGGTTCATCAGGCTTCTGGCGCCACTAGCTCGCACAGGGTGCCGCACTTGCTGCACCGAATGTCTGTCTTTGACGTCATAAGCGCTACCCCCGAGGCTGCCGAAGAATGCTTCTCGACGGATGCTCCCGTCGGGGGATCCTGATAGGCAGGGTGTCAAACACTCTCACCATTGTAGCCCGCTGTAAAGGATCGTCCAGGCAGTCGGGCCATACGCTTCTCACCTTGCGGCGAACAGCGGCATTTGCACCCGCGCCCGGTGCAGCTCCAGTTGCCGCTTGACGATGTTCTGCACCTGGCGTTCGGTCAGGTCATAGCGGCGGGCCAGCGCCTCGGTGTTGCCGCGGCGGTGCGCGCGGTAGATCTCGTCGTCGCGCAGGGCTTGCTCGAGCTGCTTGCCGCGCGGCAGGTAGAGGTGGCGACCGCCCTGATAGAGCGATTGCGCGATGACCATGGCACGGGCGTAGCGCTCGGCCTGTTCCTCCGGCAAGCCCATGTGCACCAGGGCGGCGGTCTGGACCTCGATCAGATCCACGATCAGCTGCGGCCAGCGGGCGTCGTCGCGTGTACGCGCCACGTTGCCCGCCAACTCGGCGGCGGCTTCGGGTTCGAGGCGGAAGGCTGCCTGGCTCACGCAGGAACCTCGCGCGCGGCGTCGATGTTGTCGAGCATCTTCCCGGCTCGCGCCGCACTGACATCGCACTGGCCGAGCTGTGCCATTGCCTGGTCGCGCGTGATTCTGCCTTCGCCGTAGGCCTCGCAGGCATCGCGGATCGGATCGTCCGGGGCGTTGCGCTTGATTCGCGGGCCTTCCACGGGTGCCGTGAACCGAGCCTGCTCACGCTGCGCGCGGAACTCGGTGCTAGTGGCCAGCTTGTGCACGCATGCCCGCAGCAGGCCGTGGCCGGAAAGCGGCAGGGACAGCTCGTCGCGCTGGTCAACCAGGCGCTCGATGCCGGCGATCCACACCCAGGGTGACGTGCGCACCTGGTCGCCCTTCCAGGAGATGGTCCCGGCGTGCACCAGGTCGATAAGTTCGCCGACAATCCGGGCCGCGCGGCCGAGCTTGAGCGCGCGCTTGGTCGGCTTGTGCAGCGCCAGGTAAGCCAGTGCCGCCCGGCCCAGATCCGGCGCCAGCTCCGCCATCAGCGCAGCCAGCGCCTTGCCATCACGCTCGATCAAGCCGGCCTCCAACGGGAAGCAGAGCTGGCAGCTCGGGCAGGTGACATTCACGGTCACAGGCCCTCCAGCAGTTCGAGATCCGGCTCGTTCTTGCGCAGGTGCGCGCACAGACGCTTCGGGCAGGTCCAGTAGGGATGGCGAAACGAGTAGGTTCTGTCGATCCCTGAGAGCCGGCGGGCTTCCTTCTTGCCGAAGGCCCTGGTGAGCTTTGGCAGCTCTGCCTTGGCCTTTGACTTCGACACCAGGCGGCGAGTGACGAGCGGATAAAAGCGACGCCCGATCTCGTCCTCCTCGCGGAGAAACTTGCCGCGCATGTAGCCATCGACATACACGACCACGCCGTAGCGAAGGCCATTCTTGCTGATTGGCTCGACGCGGAGCACAAGCTCGTTGGTCCCGGCGCGCAGGTTGACACTCCCGAACGGGCTCGAAAGCCGGCGCTCGATGTCAGACCAATCAATGGCCATCAGCCTGCCCTCCGCTGCTGGTCGTATTCCAACGCGGCGATCACCTTGGTCAGCTGCGCGGTGGTGCACCATTCGAGCCGCTCGACCTTGCACAGCCGTTGGGCCAACGAGTCGCCATAGGCTAGGTCGCGATCGGCGCCGGCGAGCAGTGCACGGATCTTGCGCAGCTGCGCGCTGTCCTTCCCGCGGGCGGCCAGGTACTTCTTCTTTCGCTCACGAACCACGCTGGGCGGCCGCTTCCAGCCGCGGCTTTCGAACTCAGCCAGCAACTCGGCGCGCTCGGCCGAGTTCAGTGCGGCCGAGCTGAGCACGCCCCAGCGATCGCACAGCAGCGCGCGATAGTCCTGGTCGGGCATCTCCAGCGCTTTGCATGCGATGTGGATCATCGCCAGGTCGGCGCGGCGGCTGGGATCGGTGGCGACGGTCATGGCGCACGGCCCTGCTTACGCAGCTCCGCCAACGGCCGAGGATCCGACAGCTCTCCCAGATCCTCGAGCACGCCGGCGAGGCAATCATCGACGTAGCCCCAGCCATCGTCGACGGCTCGCTCTGGCCAAGCGCCACGGGTCAACTCGTCCAGTGCCTCGCAAGCACAGCCCACGTTGGTGAACGCGCGGCTGGTCAGAAGGCGATCGTCAGTCTTCAGCGTGTCAACGGCGAGGCGCTCGTCAAGGTGATCGAGCAGCCGACGAAGGTCCTCCAGAATCTCTTGCGCGCTCACGACTCCTCTTCCTCGGTCAGCGCCCTGATCAGCTTGTCGATCTGGTCTTCCGGCGCGTGGATGATGATGGTGTCGGTGGTATCGGTCAGGCGGCAGCCGATGGCGGCCAGCTCGCGCACGTCGAGCGTGGCCAGGGCTGGCTTGATCGGCTCTTCCTTGACGCGGATCAGCGTCGGCGCCTTGTCCGGCAGCTCCTTGCGGATGGCCTGCACAACGGCGTTGGCGTCGTCCCAGGCGATCGTTCCAGGCATCTTGCGCAAGCCCACTTTGATGCCGCTGAAGACGCGCGTCCGAGGCTCTTCGAAGACGCTTCGATTGGCGTTGATCAGGGCTTCAAGTTCGGTGCGGGCGTCGGCTGCGCTGGATGCAGCGGCGCGCACCTGCGGCCGGTAGCGCTCGCGGATGGCGGCGATCTCGGCCTGGATCAGGGCGCCGATCGAGCGCAGCTCATCGCGCGCGCCGGCGAAGTGGTGCGTGGCGGCCTCGATCTCGGCCAGGGTGTTACGGGTGGAAACGTTGGGCATGGCGACTCCTCATTCGCTTGATGGTGGCCTCGCGCAGCACCATGCCGGCGAGGTATTCCTGGACACAGGTTTGGACGTGCAGGTCTTCAATCTCGGCGATGGCTGCGGCCCACTGCGCTTGCGGCCGCTCGCGCTGGATGAGCGTGGCGATCGTCAGGCAAGGTCCGCACAGGCCGTTCATGACATCCGCGGCATCGCGGCCAGGGCATGCCGCAGGCTGATCTGCGCTGACAGCACACAGCGCGCGACCTTGTGCGGCGCCTCGGCGTCGAGCACTTCGGAGAGCAAGTCGTCGACGTCGCGCAGCGAGCCTTCGATGCCGGCGCGGATGCTGGCCTCGAAGTTGTCGACGCGGGCCATGTCCTGCTGCAGGAAGTCGCCGATGCTGCGGAGGGCGTCTCCCGCCGCAACTTCGATCGAGTCGCTGGGATGCGCGGTCACCGGGCGGGAGGTGTGGACGCCCGGCCCGCGCTGCGGCGGTTCTTCGCCGACCTGATCGGCCTGGACACTCACCGCTTGTCCAGCTTGTGCGGGTTGATTCGCGGTCCGGACGCTTGCCTGGTCTGGCAAGCAGTAGGCGTAGAACCCGCTCGGTGCGGTGTGGCGCACCAGCTTGCCGGTCTTCACCAGCCCGGCGATCGCGAGCGCGACTTGCCGCGTTTCCTGCGCCAGTTCGGACGCGAGGGCACCGGCCGACCACCCCGCGCCGTCGTTCGGCACGTTCTCGGCATCGGCCATGAAGCTGAGGATCTCCTCGGCGAGCGCAGCGCGCAGCTCGTCTGCCTCGCTGGCCGACGGACGAGTGCGTTCGAGCAACTGGTCGGAGCTGAGCTTGGGCGACGAGGCGGCTGCGGCCGTGGGGTCGACGCGCTCGGTTCTCGGGAGGCTGTAGATGGACGCTTTCCCGCGACCCGTCCTCACGATCCGGCCGTCTCTCACGTGCTGCCTGACAATCCAGGCGATGCTGTGCTCGGTGGATTCGAGTACCCGGATGCAGGCGTCGAAGAAGTCCTGCTGCCGTGCCGGCTGAATCTCGTCCAAGACGGTCAGCACCCCCGCGGTCTTGGTCATGGCGCTCACGCGACACCTCCCCAGCGCACTTCGCAGCCGTCGAGGTGGGTGGCGTAGATCTCGGCGATGCGCTGTTTGATTCGCTCTCGCCGCATGACGCCGCCATCCAGCACGCCGGCCGGAGGCGGGTCGATCTCGATCCGCGGGTTGCGTGACGTGATGCGCACATCGCGCACCGTGCAGCCGAGCTGTTCGAGCCGCTCCAGGCAGGCCCCTGCGGCGGTGAGCCCGAGCGCGACAATCGCGTTCATGCGGTTCATCGGCGGCCTCCCGTAATCAGGCCAAGATCGCGAACGCTGAGGTCACCCGGACAGGTCCCGTTTGTGATCTCGTTGATCGCAGTCAGCATCAGCTGGCAGGTGGTCTCCAGATCGCCTTGCCCTTGGCATTGGGCGTAGCCCAGCGCGATGCGGTACAGCCAGCCCGCGCTGGCCACGACGTCCTCCCACGTGAAGTCACAGGCGGGGCCGATGACCGGCCCGGGCTTGGAAGTTGACGCGGCAGCCGTTGAGGGACCGGCAACAGCGCCGGCAGTGGCGGCCGCGACGGCGGCCAGAAGGGATCGACGGTTCATGCCGTGCTCCTAGTGGGTAGTGGGCTGAAACGGCTGCTCGCCGCGGGCGCGACGGCACTTTTCGCAGTTGCAGTTGTTGCGCAGGCGGACCTCACGAAACATCGCCGGCAACTCGCTGGTCAGCGTCTCGATCGCGTCAAGGAACAGCGGGTCGGCCGCTTCCTTGAGGATGGCGGCCACCAGCGTGATAGCCCGCTGCATGCGGTAACCGTTGGCGGTGGCTGGCAGCTGACCGTGGGAGGTGACAAACGCAATGCCGTCGCTTCCAATCGAGGCGGCGACCACAGCCTGCGCACTCACCTGCATCTCGCCAGGCGCCAGGTGATTGATGGTGGGCGTGCTCATGCCGCACCTCCGAGTTCCCGCCAGGCGGAGCGGACGTCGTCGCAACAGACCGGACGGCCGGCTGCCGATGCTGTGGCCGTCGCCAATCGAATGGCTTTCGTGACGCCCCGGAGCGCGCCTGGCAGAGCAGCGATGCCCTCCAGCGCCTTGCGACAGTCGTCGCCCATGCCCCAGGCCCCAGCGATGGCGCGCACGTCCTGCTTGCTGGCGCCGTTGAGCGACACGCGCTTGCCGATGCGGCTGAACAGCCGGTCCAGGTATGCGGCTCGCTGGCCGCCAGACATGCGGGTGAATACCGACTCGTTGCCCACCAGCGCCAAGCCGATGCCGGTGGCGTCGTGGATCGAGCGGAGTTGGTCGAGCGCGGCGACGCTCAGGTGCTGCGCCTCGTCGATGACCAGCAGCCCGCCGGTGCCCGAGATCTTCTTGAGGATGGCGCGGTGCAGTCGCGAAGCGCCGCCCGAGTAGGCAATCCCGATCTGCTCGCAGATCTCCTCCAGGCAGGTCACGACGCTGGCCGAAGCCGGCGTCATGGTCGCGACCCACACCTGCGGGCTGACCGTGGCGTAGTGGCGAATCGCCGAAGTCTTGCCCAGCCCCGCACCGCCGTAGATGACCGTGATGTCGGCGGCCATCTGCGCGTACTGCAGCGCCACCAGGACCCGCTCGGCGGTTGGCGTGGAGACGAAGTCCGGCGCGGCAGGCATGCGGCGCTGTTCTTCCTCCCGCGCCTGCCGCGCGTCGAGCCAACGCTTGACCTTCACCGCAACGGCATCGTTGTCGCCGGGGTACTGGTCGGCCAGCCACTGGCTCAGGGTCGTGGCGGAGACGCCCGACTCCTTCGCGATCAGTGCCTGCGTCAGCCCGGCAGTCAGGGCCGCGCGTACACCGACGCGCACCTTGTCGCTCACATCCATACTGCTACCATCCATTTCGCACCTCTTCATCAGGTGTTGCCGTTGAAAGCCCGGCCAGCGCGGCAACGCTGGCCGGGTGCCTAAATCTCTCGTCTGAATTGGCCCAGGTACGCGCCCAGCCGGCGCTCCTGTTCGAGTTGCTCCAGATCCGCGTCCTGCAGCGGTGAGTCGTCGACCGGGAAGCGCACGACGTTTGCCGGCCGCAGTGGTTCGTTCTCCGCAAGGTCATCAGCCAGCGCACGACCGGCGTCTCGCTCGGGGTTGGGAGTGCCCTTGAAGTGCCCGGCCACGACCTTCGCGGTGGGCTTCTCGGCCGGCTCGCCCAGGTGGCGGGTTGCCGATTCGTACAGCGCGGCGCGCTCCTTGGCGTCCATCCGTTGCGCCTCGACCTCGGCAGCCTTCAGCGCCTTGACCTGCCGCTTCTTGAACTTGCTGACTTCATCGCCGGCCTGCTTATCGTTGAAGGCGTAGCTCGGGATGTGTTCGAGCGGCAGCAGGTAGCGACCGTCCAGGCCATACAGATGCGCACCGGCGTGCAGGTTTTCCGGATCGAAGTGGACGTAGCACAGGCGCCCTGCGTAGCGGCTCAGCCCGTCGCCTCGATAGCGGTTCTCGCCGAGGCGGTTGCGGCCAGCCTTGATGCGGACTTCGAAGACCTGCTTGCCAACTCGAACTTGCTCGCGGCACATCAGCAGCACGCGGCGCTGCTCTTCGCTCAAGGTGCGGAGGACGTGTCCTTCCGAAAGCTGATCCCATGCCTGGTTCAGGCTCATGACGCCGCCTGCGGCGCGGTTCAGCCGGCCCTCTTGGGCGTTGTGCCTGGCCACCTCGATTGCGACGACTTCCTGCAGCAGCTCGAAGCTGATCGCGCTGGCCTTGCTGAACCCACCGGCTGCGCGGATCCGCGGGTTGGTGGCGACCTTGTCGTGCAGACCACCGATGCCGAAGGCGCGCTCGATGGGCTTGGAGCCGGGATTGCCGGTCTCCTTGTCCGGGTTGGTAAAGCGCGCCTCCATGCCAAGGATGGCCAGCAGACCCATGCCGTCTTCCGGCCGGCTGCGGAAGCGATGCCGGTTCTGCTGGGGCGCCGCTGTCATCAGCTTGTTGGCCGCGACGCGGGTGTTGTCTAGCCAGACGAACTCGGGCAGGCAGATGCCGGTCAGGTCGTAAGTGGCGAGGCGGAAAAGGTCAGTCGACTCGGTCTTGCCGAGCCGATAGGCCAGCAGCTTGCGGGTGCGGACGTCTTGCCAGAACCAGCCGGTGGCGGTGTTGATGATCTCGCCGTCGGGGAACTTGACCCACAGTCGATCGAACTTCAGGCCGTCACCATTCACTGCCTGACCTGGGTAGAAGACGGACTCGTCCCGGCGCGAGGCGGGCAAGTGGCGCATCGCGCCGGCGACACCTTCGCGCGCGCTCACCTGAGTCAGGCGGTCGTAGGTGCTGTCCAGCCAGCGCTTGACGGTCTTGGCTGAAGGGATCGACCAACCCTTGTGGGCGGCCACTTCCTTCAGGCGCCGGTAGCATTCGGCGTGGGTCGGCTGCGCGCGGCTCAGATAGTCGCCGGCGTAGTACTCCTGCGCCAGGGCGTCGAAGTCAGCACACTTGGTGCGTCCGACATAGTCGTCGACCAGGACCGCTGGCCAGTCGGCGCGCTCGATACCAACGACCTGCTTGCGCCAGCGCCAGAGCGTAGTTTCCGAGCACGCAAAGCCATCGGCGCGCATCTGACTGGCGACCAGATCAACGGCCTGGCGCTTGCTGACGCCCTCGGCCGTGAGGCTGGCGAAGGTCATCACCGCACGCGCCGCACCTTCCGCCCGCGCCCGCGCCTGATCCGTGACCGTGGCGTACCGTCGGCGCGCTGATTCGATGAATGCAGGGCTCGGCGCCGCAGCTGCGGTCTTGGGCGAAACCGGGCGCTTGATCAGGATGGCCGCCTTGACGTCGACGGGCAGCGCGTCGACAGCGAAGTAGCGCTTCTTGCCGCCCCGGACCGACGCTTCCGTGAACGCCCATGCTTCCCGCTGCGCCCGTCGTTCGACGGCCCGCTTGCTGACGTTCAGAGCTGCGGCGATCGCTGCGCCGTCCATCCGATCCGGGCTCATGGACGCGACCTCCGCAGGACGTCGCGCAGCAGGGCTTTGCGCTCCTTCAGCCCCTGCTCCTGCTCTTCGATGCGGCCCAGCTCGGCGGCGAGCGCGTCGCGGCCGACCAGGAGCTGGCCACCGCGTTGCACTGCGAGCCAGCTGCTCAGTCGCGTGCTGCGGCAGACTTCTTCGAGTACGGGCACCAGGGCCATGCAAACGTTGAACTCTTCGCGGCTCTCGGCGGTGTAGCCGTCCAGCATCGCCTTGCTGATGGGCCTGCCAGTGAGGCGACTGGATCGAGCGCTGATCTCGTAGCGGTCCATTCCCGAGTCGGCGATCATGGCGCTCAGCTCGATTGACACGGCCGCGCGAAAGTCCATCGTCCCTGGGGCGGCCGTTGCGGGTTGAGGCACCTGCGGAAGTGCGAACAAGTCGGCGGTGTGGAGATCTCGGCGGCGCATATCTACGCGGCCTCCGCCGTTTGTGTATTGGCACCGAAGCCGTCGGTGCTAGGCTTTGCCTTCATGCCGAGCGCGATGGCTATCTCATGGGCGGAACCGAAACGACCCTTCGCACGATTGTTCAACACGTTGTAGACGTGCTGGCGCTCGAAACCGCGCTGCTCAGCCCACTGCGCGACCGTGATCCCCTTCGCGCGGATTCGTTCCTTCGCTTGTTCTGAGGATAGAAGTTTGGAGGCCATCGCTTGCGTCTGCCGCTGTCGTGCTGAAGCGTATGTTTTCGTACAACCGTGCGAGTGTCAAGCGCCGCACTTCGCCATAACGTGCCGTTTTGCGAACTTCTGCGGCAACTCATTGCGATTCAATGGCTTAGGGAAAGTGCGACAATCGCACGTTAGTGCGTCCTCATGTTCGCACTTTCAGCGCCTAAGCCCGAACCGGGGAACCGAGCGATGAACACGGTGGGTGAACGGCTCATGCACGTCCGTGGCGAGACCAACCAGCGCGACTTCGCCAAGATGCTGGGTGTCGGCGCTCGGACGTACTGGAACTACGAAGCCGACGAGCGGCCGCCGTCAGCGGACGCGCTGCGGCACATTGCGCAGCTGGGCTGGAACCCAGCTTGGGTGTTGACTGGCCAGGGTCCGGAGAAGCTCGGTGAGCAGGCGGATCCTGAGACCGTGGCGGATGTGGCCGCTGTGTTGGTCGGCGATCAGGAAGCGGCGCAGCGGCTTCGCGACCGTGAGGCGCGCGTGCTCGACCATCTGAAGTCCGGCGGTCAGCCAGAATCACTGGCGGAAGACTTCGCGTTCGTTCCATACCTGCGGGTGAAAGTGGCTGCGGGCGCCGGCCAGGTGGTGGAATCAGAGCAGATCGTTGCCTGGATGGCGTTCCGCCGCGGCTACCTGCAGATGCTGGGCGTGCCCACGGCCGCCGCGTGCCTGGTGCGCGTGCGCGGCGACTCGATGGAGCCAGACTTGCGTGACGGCGACACCGTTCTGCTCGACACGACCGACAACAAGGTGACTGACAAGGCCCACGCGTTTGCCTTCCGCTTCGAGGGCAGCGACGAGCTGGCCGTCAAGCGTTTGCGCGAGAGCCAGGGCGAACTGCACATCAGCGGCAGCGACCACTGGCCAGCGACGGTTCTGAAGGCCGATCAGCCCAGGCCCTTGATCATCGGCCGCGTCCGCTGGTCAGGTCGCACTTGGGACTAGCCTTAAACGCCATTTGAGGCACCAATGAAGAACAGCTGCGCCGGCGTCGGACTTTTCAAGCGATGTGTCCCGACCGGGCCACCCAGGTCGGATCTTTCAGACTGCGGCGCGGCGCCCGTTCCGATTGCAGGCTACAGCAGCAGCGGCAAAAACCGCACAACCACGCCATCGGTCCCAGCCCATCCCACTCAGTCCCAGCCCATCCCGGTTTCTTTCTCTTCTAGTGTCCCGGTGCAAGGTTGGTGCGAGTCAGGCTGACGTAGAGCAGGCGATTGTCACGGGACTGTCGACAACCCACGTCTCGCTTGGGAGTATCGATCCCGTCGCTGCCTCGGATTGAATCGCAGCTGGTTCCGGAGGGCC